CCCATATAACTCTACCAATATTTTTCAAAAATCCTAAAGGATCCTTGAATATACTTGTAATTGTGTTACCAACTCCCGCTAACTTTTCACCCAGATCAATACCAGCAAGAGGATTCTTGAATACTTTGCTAACAAGTTCACCAATATTCCTAATGAATCCACCTGTAACTGCATTTAATAGTGAATCAATAATTCCAGGAACAACTTCTATTATTTTCTTTGGTATATCTAAAATATTTTGGAAGAATGCTTGAGGATCTTCTAAGAATCTACCAGTCACAAGATCAACAAATACATCCAAGAACTCTTTGAATACTTGGAATCCACCAACAGCAACTTTACTAATTACATCCCACCATGGTTGAATAAAGTCCATGAACATTCCAAAATATTCTGGAATTTTCTGAACGAACTTTATAATACCTTGAATCTTTTCTCTATTTTTTGGATCACTTATCCAATCTAAAATTTTATACTTAATAAAGTCACCAAGCAATCCCGTCAAGAAATCCCAGATACCACCTACTGTTTTCTTCGCTGCACTAACGATAGGATTAGTACCTCTTTTTTTCTTCGCTTTAGACTCTTCTTGTTTATTTTCTTCTTCGTCTCTCTTTTCTTTTTCGGATTCTTTTCTATCGTCTTCTATCTGATCCTTTGTATTGTCTAGATTTTCTTTTTGGTTACCTAGATCTTTTACCTCTACTTCCAGAATACGATCAGCAGTACTCTGTACCTGTCTCAAAATATCTATTGCAGAATCTCCAACTGGACTCTTTGCTAGAGCTCCTCCAGTGGAAGGTTTCTGTGATCTCGGAGCACTAGCAGGAACTAATGCTCCCCCTTTCTCCGAACGAATGATTGATGAACTTGAAATATTACTAGAGAAAGCATTACCAGCTTCCTGTTTTACAATTGCACCATCACCTTTCTTAACTAATGCACCACCACGGGACCCACCACGTCCTCTAAAAGGTGACTTGACAACTCCAGATCTAAGAGCATTTCCTGCGAGACCTCTAGCTGAGCCCATGAGTCCACGCCCGCCCATCGCGGCGCCTCTTGCTAATCCTCCTAATAGTGCGGGCAATGCCATACTTAACCTTGTTGACTCTTTTGACGATCGTTTTCTTCTTTAATATATTCTACCAACATAGTAACATAGATTTCTCTTTCCCAAGGAATCATGTTTTCTAGTTCGGTGAGACTATACTTGTGATGTTGCATCATACTGAAGTTTACCCTGTAAAAATTTTCAAGCGTCTCATGAGACAGGGCTACTAGAAAAAACTTGACAGACCCTCAATTACTACAGCACTTGTAACACCTGTATTTGGATTGGTAACCTCTACTGAATGAGAGAGTTTTGGCATAGTCTCAAAGAATTTCTGAACTAACAAAAATTGTTTTGTGTCCATACCTTCAAGGAACTCCATGATTTCTTTCTTGGAAGAATTTGAAGCTTCATATACCTCTTCACCATCTACAATTTGTTCGATACAAAGTGAAGCAATTTCAAATACATCATCAACATCAGAACCACTATCTTTCATATTGTTTTTGATGAAGAGATCCATACTTGGATACTTCATAACAACAGATACATCATCATTCATTTTAAGAATGTTTGTATGTTCATCAGACTTTTGAACTTTGATATCATCTAAGTCAATTGAAATGTCAACTGTCGTAGTACCGTCATCAGGACAAGTAACACTCAAGTCTACAGTTTCACCTACAGATTTACCTCTGATGTTTAGAAAGATATATTCAATATCAAAAAGTGCCAGTGACTCAAGTTTAAATCTAGGAGTTTGAATACAGTTTTTAAGAATAGTCTTAACAGCATTCGCCATCTGAGATTCATCTTCAGTTTCCATAGCGAGGAGAAGAATTTTTTCTTCCTTAACTAGGAAAGGTCTATATTTAATTGTCTTGCCAGTAGATGGAACTTCCAACTCATAAGTTGGCACAGAAAGTTTTGGTAAAGCCATTACAACTCCGTATAATGTAGAATAGTATCTGGATTATTTATCAGAAAAGTCCAGCGACAAAAGATAGAACATCAAAAGATTCTCCACCATTAATAGGATCCCTAAAGTTATTAACAGACCTACTATTAAATGTTGTTGTAGAAAATGTTTCGTATTCAAATGATACTGAAAGTTTAGACATCGATGTCTCTTCTCTATTCAATGCAACAGATGATATATTTGATGGAAAAGCATTGAATAACTTTACAGCATGTACTGGAATAGCTTCATAAAATCCAGTAGCATTTCTTGATCTCTTTCTAGCAATATCTGGAATTATTTGATTCAAAGGGAATGCAGTAGTTTTATCACTTGGTTCTTTACTATTTGACTTGCCATTCATGTATCTTTCATACTTAATAATAGTAATGTCAACAGTATACTCATCTCTATATGCTGTTCTAAAGTTTTGTTGGGGTGATCCTCTAAACAAATCTTCTATCTCATCTGGAAAGGTTGTTCTCTGTGTTGCATAACCATAGATCCAGTTAGTCCATAAGTCAAAGATACCCCTGATCTTAGACTCCGAGTCTAGCAAGAATGACAATTCCATTTCATTAAACACCGCACCATATGCATACTTTAAGTTTGGTGTATTAGTAACTCTATAATCTCCTGTAGAAATCTGGAGACCAGGAAGTGATGCTTCGTCTGTATAAAGACGCAACAATTTATTACTTGACTTCAGATCAAACTGTTCATCTCTTAATAGTTGTCTGACCAGAGTTGGGTTACCATCCAGTTCAATGAGGACATCATAAAAGTTACTGCTACTGTAACCCGATCGTTTAAATTGTTCTTTAAATGTCGAATAATTCGACATTGGTATTGCACCAGATATTCTACTCATTGAGAAGTTTCTCCCCAGACTGCTGATTTACTATACTGTTGATACATATCATTTCTTCTGGTAACAAAACTTTCAGTAGGAAGAAAGATGGATGTTCTATAATCTTCTTTATTTATTTTATAAAGCGGTGTTTCTAGACCCGCAACAACATAATTATGATAACACTGTTTAGGAAATCTCACTCTACCTTTTTCTAAACCTAGAATTACATTCATCCTTGACCTAGGTCTTAGATAATGTAAGTTAGCACCATAGAATTTAGTTCCTGTATTTAACACATACACTAGAGGAAACTCATCATAGTATTTCAATTTTGCAGCATAAGTTGCTTTGTACTCAAACATATACAACTCACCTGGTGTTGGAATCAGAGTCTCCTCTAAATCAGTCATGTCATTATATAAATCAGATCTCTGGAAATGCATTCTTACAGCATCTCTATACCAAGAATATGATCTGGGTTCGTCACCTGCTAGTTCTCTTATCTCTTGAAAGATACTCATACTTTGAGTTCGTCTTCTGTGATCAACATAAATTTATAATTCCTATCATCACAAAATTCTTGTGCTGCTTTCCACTTAGCTTGGTTTTTTGCATATTCAGTGACTTCATAGATATATTTTTTAGTCATTCTTTTTTGAACCTTAGGTTCCTTTGTTTGTTTCTTTGGTTTGACTTCAATCAAATACTTCTGAATGTTGCCATTCACATCTTTGACCTTGATATAAAAATCAACAAAGTATCTATGAATTCTATTATCTAATGGTGATCTATATGGGATAACAATTTCTTCACTACCCCATTCAAGTATACTAGGATTACCATCACAGTACTTCATGAATTTTAATTCCCACGAAGATCTATAAATAATATTTCGGGGATCACCTCTATACTTAGCAGCATTTTTAGGAATATATTTTCCCTTCAAAGTGTTCATATATAGCTATAGGAATATTCATACAAATATTTATGACCGCAAGTAAGACATATAATAGAGATACATCTAGTAGCGGTGATTTGTATTGGCCTGCTAACATAGCAGATACGTTTGATTATTTGGAGATAGAAATAATGAAGTTTGAACCTAGATCCAAAAGGACTAGGGTTTCACAAGTATCTTCAGTGACTGCTCCCACATCTGGTCCAGTTGCAGAAGTTGAAGGGTTTTTAAATAATTTACTCGCTAGTATTGGTGTAGGATCTGGTTCTGGATCTTCATCATTCTTTACTACATCCAGTAGTCTAAGTAGTGCTGGAAAAATATTATTACCAATACCAGATAACTTATCTTATACAGATAATCCGCAATGGTCCGATCAAGCAGGAACTGCAATAACTAGATTTGGTTCTGCTGCACTTTCAAATGCGTTAGCGGGTGGAGATATAGCAAGTGATGCAGTTATAGCAGATATTCAAAAAACTGCAGAAGCAGGAAAGATAGGTGTAGTTAGAAATTTGATTCAGAGATTAGGTGTTGATCCTAATGCACTATCTCAAAATACAAATGGAAAGATTATGAACCCATACATGGAACAAGTGTTCCAGGGTGTTGGTCTAAGACAGTTTGACTTTAATTGGAAATTAGTTCCTAGAAACAAGAAAGAACAACAGTCAATTAACAGAATTGTTAAGACTCTTCGTACAAATATTCTCCCCAATCTTTCTGATAACTTTCTCTCGACTAACGAAGAACAAGGAACTGATGCGGGTGGTAGACCAATAGTTGACAGATGGTTGACAGTACCTAAGGTGTTCCAACTTAGATGGAAACATAATGGAGCTGAAATTGACTCTCTACCTAAACTAAAACCATGTGTATGTAAGAACATCTCTGTACAATATACTCCAGATGGTGTATGGGCAACTCACATGATGGATGGTCAACCAAATCCAGTCAGTTATAATTTAACATTATCATTCGGTGAAATGGAAATCATTACAGGTAAAGACGCAGAATCAGGTTTCTAAAATGTTTTTCGAATCAACTCCAAATTTTTTATATCCAGACTTTAAAGTTGCTGGTAAGTATAAACTATCTAAAAATTTATTTCGTAGAGTAAGAACTAGAGATAGTTTTAACGCAGTCTATGCTTCATCAAAACCATACACAATTAAAGATGGTGAGACTGCAGACTCATTAGCATATACATTCTTTAATGAAGGAGACTACTTCTGGACTATTTTGTTACTGAATAACATAACTAATATCCACGAAGAATGGCCTTTAGATTCAGATGAACTAGATGTTTATCTAACCAAAAAGTATGGTGATAATATAGACAAACCTAGACACTGGGAGACAACTGAAGTTAAAGACAATAATCAAAAAGTAGTTCTTGAAGCTGGTATTATTGTAGAGTTATTTACAGATAGCACTCAACAGAATCAATCTGGTTATTATCCACAGATCTTTAATGCAGATGCAAATGGTGGTTTAGGTCAATATGAAACATGGTCATTCTCATATTTAAATAATGTATCTTACAATAGTGAGAATGAGATTGCTTCATCAACAACAGTAACTCTAACCGCTGCACAGAACTTAAAGAAAGTTACTAATAGAGAATACGAATATGAAATAAATGAACTGAAGAGAGAAATTTATATTCCAACAGCAAACGCTGTTCAATTAATGGAAGACGAAATTAGAAAACTTCTTGAATATGATACTCAATACAAAATAACAGACGAAGGATATAGGATTTCAGAGTCGGTATAAAAAAGGGGGTCGTAAGACCCCCTTCTTATTAGTCATCAAACTCAGCAAGGTTTGCAAAGAAACTCAGTGCATCGTCATCATCACTTGACGTTTCGCGAGGTTTGACTTCCTCACGAACTGGTTCTGGTGCAGGACGAGAAGCCATGATGTCAGGACTGTTGAATCCACCTCCACTCATAGGAGTATCAAAGACTGCTTCGTCTTCTTCAGTCTCCATATCAACGCGAGGTTGTTTCTTGGTGTTCAACACAGTGTTCAGACGTTTCTCCAGTTCTTCATAAGTTTTGAAGTTGGAAGGATCAGTGAACGCAGCAAGAGAATGAGTCTTGGAATAGATTTCTTCCAGACGATCATCCGAGAAG